TTATTGATTGGTGGTCTTCTCGCGCCCCATGAGCACACTGATGAGCCTTTCTTTCTCGGCCACCAGTTGCTCAAGGTGCCTCACCTTCTCCTGGAGGAGTCTGAGGTCGGCGGTTGCCTTTTGTTCCGGACTGGCGGCGGGCTGTGGCAAGGAACTGTCGAAGAACGTATTGACGGGTACGCCCATGACCATACACAACTGCTCCAGGTCCGACGCCTGGATCTTGTTCATGCGGATGCAGCGGTGCAGGTTGGGCTCCGACATGCCCGATTCCGCCGCCAATTGTTTCAGGCTGCGCCCTTGCTTCTCGCATAGATTTTTAATCATCTGTAAATTCATGACGGTCAATGTGTTTGTAATACTAACGATTATTATTAATTATTATTAACATTCATTTATGATAACCGAAAGATTATTTTTAATACCTTTGCAAGGTAAAAATAATAATAATAATTTAATTTTCCAAGAAAATGGCAAGAAAAAACGCGGCCTTTAGCGACAAGATACAAGACATGGAGGTAGGCGATGTGATTGAATTTTCTTTACAAGACCTCTCCCGCGTCAGGGTGGCCGCCTCGCTCACCGGACTGAGCCTGGGAAGGCGATATGTCACCCGCAGCGACCCCCAAAAAGGGGTGGTAAGTGTGACCCGCAGATCATGAGTGCCCCTGCCTGCCATCGATGCCGCCATGGGCGCAACTGTCTGAACGGACGCTACTGCACTCTCCTCCGGCGGTATGTGGAACACGAACATTTGCAACAACAATGTGACAACTATGAAGATAGCGCAATTTGAAGCAGCTGCACTCCGGCTCTCCATGGAGCCCCAGGAGGTGCGATTAACGCATGGCCATGTGCACTGGATGGTGTGCCACCGCAAGGGAAAGCGCCAGATGGTGGTATACGACGAGGAAGGCCGGGCATGGGCCAGCGTGGCGCTGCCCGGGGAGGAGTTCCCCGACACTGGCGCGATGGCGATCCGGAAAACGCTCATCCGTCATGAGGAGATGGTGTTGGTGGGTTTTTACAACTGCCGGCGCGAGCCGGCTTTGGACTTGCGATTCGATTGATATGGCCTACGTGGAGAGAGACAACCGAGGGCGCTACGCCATCCACGACCTCGACGTGGAAGAGCTTCACGCCATGCAGCGCGCCCTGCGGTGCGCCAATCTGCCCGACCGGCGCACACTGCACGCCATACAAAGAAAACTGGACCGATATTCGTAGATGTATTAATATAGACCGTTACCCAATTCATTTTGATAAGAGTCTAATCCGCTTTCCAGTTCGTGAGAATAGGAAAGTTTTTCTGAGAACAAAAGAACAACCAGGAATTGCCAACTGGTGATAATCTGCATACACGGCAGCGGAGCGGGCATCCCCCGCGTGAAGCCTTGGAAACCGATGACCGGCGGGAACAGTCCGCCACTCCACCCCGGACACGGTGGCCGATGACGGCTCATTCATCATGCCGCCGCGGGGTGGCCAACCTGGAGGAAAAAACCCGTAAGATGGATGTCTTGCAATAAGCTTAACCTATTCGTGCCGACAATCAAGAATCCACCACCATCCATCCGGAGCAACGGGCGGGAGTAAAGTTGGCCTGAGCGGCGGTTCGATTCCGCCTTCCTCCACAGCGTAGGAATGGACCCGTAAAATGCGTCCTAGACATAGGCCCTCGGAAGCCCCAGGGGGCGGATGGGTGCCACCGCAAGGAGCACCAACCGCAGTGTAAACAGCCTCGGCATCCGCCCCCGTTCTTCAGCCGCCTAACTTGTACTTCATTATTATCATGAAAGAATCGACATCTGACTCGCCCTGCTGCCGTTGCCGGTCGTTCTCCGAACCGGGATCCGGCGACAATTACTGCCGCGACGGCTTCTGCCTCAAGCATAGAAGATCTGCCAGGCGTAACGACACCTGCCCGCAGTTCAAGCCCGCGAAGATGCAGGGCTACTACAATCACCCGGTGAAACCGGTGGATATCTTCGTCGGGGAGTGACACCCCGGCCTTTCGACGCGCCACCGCCCTGCGTACCCATGGGCGGCCACAAGCGATCTTTGACTTGCTGAGGACTGACCGAAATCACGATAAAAATGTCGTATTTTCGTTAAGATTGCGTAAAAAAAATAATAATATTATTATTATTTGAGTTTTACACGTTATATTTGCAAACGGAAACGAAATCATCAAACCAAACATGACATTGTTCGATAAGCAAAAGTTAACAGAAATGGTCTTGTACATTCTTAACAAGACCAATGGCCTTGATTACTACCACGTATTCAAGATTATCTATTTTGCCAATATCGCCCACTTATCAAGATGCGGATTGCGCATAACAACCGATGATTTCTGCGCCCTTCAGGACGGGCCGGTACCATCCATCCTTTATGACAGTATAAAAAAAGGCCTCAATTGCGACAAAGAATTGGAACAAATGATATCGCAGGCCGTCGAAAAAGGCAATGAAGACGCCTATTATATGTGGTCGGCAAAAAGACAAGCTGATCTTGATTATCTTTCGAAGTCGGAAATTGAAGAACTTGACAAGTCCATCGAGGAAAACGCCCGGCTTCCTTATAACGAATTGAGGGAAAAGTCTCACGGGAAAGAATGGAGAAGAGCATACCACAGCATCAGTCCTGGTAGGAAAATAATGGACGTTATAGGAATGGCCAAAGACGCCTCGGCATCAGACGCGATGCTTGAATACATTAGGGAAGACCTGGATATAGAAAAGGCTTTGGCATGACAACCATAGGTGAAATGTTGGGCGAGAAAGCCGACTTGCTGGTAAGGGAAACTCTTTCTGTAGGAGACGTCCATTTGTTGCAGCTTGGAAGGGAAGAAGGGATAACCCCTAAAGAAGGCGACATCAAGGACAAATTCTTTGTGATTCTCGGCTTCGACGACGCTGGAGGTGTCATAGGAGGAGTGGTTGTGAATTCCAGGATCAATCCCAAGCTGCCCAGTTCCATCACCGATTATTACATGCACCTCTCCGCATCCTGCAATAAATTTCTAAGCCATGATTCATTCGTGAATTGTTCTACTCTCAAGACTGTCAAAAAAGAAAAATTCAACAAGAGCACTTTTAGGGGCAAAATCGAAGATAGTGAAACGATCAACCAGATTATTGGAACTTTATCAGGAAGTCCATATATAAGCAAGAAGTTGTTAAAGCAATACGGCATCACAGGGGAGTAACTCCCCACCCCACCCCATACGCGGCCAGTCCTCGGCATCATGTCGAAGGCTGGCCGCTTTGCGTCGTGCCCGGACCAAACAACAATAACAACAACCATAACAACAAACAACACCATGACAACGAAGAAATATCCCGATCCCGAGAAGTTCCGCCGCGAGGTTGCCGCCACGCGGATGCAGCTGTACGTTGATCTTGACGGAGAGTCAGGGCAGTCGGAGTCGTACCTCGTCGTCAACGACAAGGTGCTGCCCTCCCTCGAGGAGCTGAGCGACAGCCAGGCCATCCTGCTCTCGCAGCTGATCATTGCGGTCCGAAAACAAGCGAAGGACGAGCTCGTCCGCCGTGGCCTGCTGCCCGCAGACGTCGACGCCCGCGCCGCCGCTGCGGCGGAACTGATGCGGGAAGGAGGCGAGGCATGATTACCAGGCTTTCATCCCCACTTTCACCCTCCCGTGAAAAATTTCCCCCGGAAAATTTGCACGCTGCAATTATTATTATTATTTTTGCAGCGTCAAAACTTACAAGCGGCCAGAATGCCGCCGGAACCCTTCCGGCTATTTTTGTGCCTTCACTTTATCGAAATCATCGTATAACTGCACCGCGTCTGGAGTCGGGAAACCGCCCAGGGGTTACTGCTTGTAAGTACCTGACAGCGCGTAGTGCAGTTACTTTTTTATGTCAAAACTTACAAGATATGAAAGAACAGGACAGAATCGGCTCGCCCCTTGGGGCTTGCTTAGGGGAAAATCCCCCGTCATTTCCCATGTTTCCCACATGCCCGCAGGATGCAGGCATTGATGAAATCGGTCTTCGACCCCTCCACGGCCTCCAAGATGGCCATCACCTCGGGGGTGGCGTTGAACCCGTAGAACTCAAGTTTTTTTCGCACGGAAAAGCAAAAAAAATCACGAAATGTTTTGGCGGTACAAATAATAATATTATTTTTGCAGCGTCAAAACATTATTGCGGCCAGAATGCCGCCGGATCCCTTCCGGCTATTTTTGTGCCCCCACTTTATCGGAATTATCGTATAACTGCGCCGTGTCGGGAGTCGGGAAACCGCCCCGGAGTCTTAGCAATAATGTACTCGACAGCACGTAGCGCAGTTACTTTTTTATGTCAAAACATTATTGTTATGCAAAGGAAACAAATTGCCTTCTCGTTCAATTTATTGTCGTGGCGGGAAACAAGTTGCAGGATCCTTGCAATGCTTTCCAATTCTTTGCAAAAGTTGCAAGGATGGAAAGAAAGAGAGAACGCCTGGTTCTCCGCCCTGTGCGAGGAACGAGTTACCAATCAGGAAGTGGCCGCGGTGGCCGCCGGCGTATGCGTCGGCCTGCCCGCCATCCTCTGTATCGCCGGCCTGGTGCTGGAAGGAGGTGCGCTATGATCGTCTGCCATTCATTCTTCTCTAAGAACAGCCTACCCAAGTACCTCGACAAGGCCGTAGGCCTTATGCAGAAAGCCAACCACATGGCCTTCGCCACCACCGACGACTGGATGTCATTCCTGAAGGTGCTGCGCCGCTCCTTGGAAGAGGTGAACGGCGCCGCCCGCGGCCTGCGCCTCAGCGTCAATGCCAGCCAGATACAGATAGTGACCAAGGGCGGTCTCGACTACGCCGCCCGGCTGAATTATTTCACGCTTCGCGACCTGCTGATGTGGAACGAGGTCATCGGCGACTTCTTCGGCGAAGCCGACAGGAAAGGAGGTGCGTTATGATGAAGGTCAGCATGGGCATCTTCGAGATGGAGATGACCGAGGCCGTGATGGCCAACCTCTACAGCATCGCCACCGGCGACCACATGCCCGAGGCCATCGACCGCGTGGAGAGCATCATCATCAGCATGTACCGGGGCGAGGTGGGCGCCGACGAGGCGATGGGCGCCCTGGCCGTGCTCCACGACATCAAGGAGGATTACGAGCTGCTGCTGCAGATGAACATCGAGCGAAGGAAGGAGGTGCGCGATGAAGGTGATTGAGCTCCTCGCCCGCGCCACGGTGAAGATGAGCGCCAGCGTGGCCACCGACTACATCGACCTATAAGGCCCTGAGAAGCCAAGTCCGGGCGGCGGGCGCTGTCCTATGCGCCGGCGCCCCCGCCCCCTTATCTTTGCAAACGGATCATTTATCTTGAGAACATGGCCAATACGATAGAACAGATATACCAGGCGAGCCGGCAAGGACTCGACATACTGCTCGACCTCTACCCCGATGCACGCGAATGCGTGGAGGGCACGAAAAAGAAGTTCCGCATACGCGAGGCCGACCGCACCCCCTCCGCCTCCATCAGGAAGAAACCCACCAAGTGGGGCGACCTGTGGATGGTGACCGACTTCGGCGGCGACGGGCGCGAGCACTCCCCGCTGGATGCCTACATGCAAGAACACGGCATACGCCAGGAGTATGTCAAGGAGGCCATCCTGCAACTGGCCGAACGCTACGGCGTGACCGAACACCTGAGCGCGGAGACCAACAAGCCCGACGTGGAGGAGCGCGCGGCCACCATCGACGAACTGGACGGCCGGTGGTACCTGCGCTTCAAGGAGTCGTTCACGAAAGAGGAACTGGAGTACCTGGGTCCCTGCGTCACCCAGGAACACTGCGACCTGTTGCACTGGAAGAGCGTGGAGAGCATCACCAAGATCTACCAGCGACGCGCCAAGGTGATACGCTCCAACGCCTCATTCCCCATCTTCGCGCGGGAATGCCCCCTTGATGATGGGGAAACGGCCGGCGACAACCCGGCACCCGACACTCAACCTTCTACATTCTACAAGATCTACCAGCCCAAGAGTTTCGACAAGGCCCTGCGCTTCACCTACTATCCCCGCGGCGTGATGCCCAAGGGATACGTGCACGGCCTGGCCGAACTGAAGAAACGGTGGCGTGAGTTCAACGCCCAGGAAGAAGCCGAAGCGAAGAAGATCAATCCGGAGGCATCCTACCGCGAACAGAAACTGCCGGAGGCGGTGCTGTGCTCGGGCGAGCGCGACGCGCTGTGCTGCCTCTCACAGGGCTACATGCCGTTGTGGCGAAACTCCGAGACGGTGCCACTGGACGAGAAGACCTACAAGGTGATCATGCGCCATGCGGAGACGCTCTACAACATTCCCGACCTCGACGAGACCGGCATACGCAAGGGGCGCGAACTGGCCCTCCAGTACATCGACATACGCACGGCCTGGCTCGACCCCTGGCTCTCCACCTACAAGGACAACCGCGGCCACGGACGCAAGGATCTGCGCGACTGGATGGAACTGCGCCGGCGGCGCGACGACTTCCGCAACCTGCTGCGCACGGCCCTGCCCGCCCGGTGGTGGACGGAGACCATCAACGACAAGGGCAAGCGCGACCTGCGCGTGGATACCGCCTGCCTTTTCCACTTCCTGAAGATGAACGGGTTCGGCGTGCTCAAGGACCAGGACTCGGGCGAGATCTGCTACGTGCAGGCCGACGGCTACAAGGTGGACGAGGTGAAGCCGCGCGACATCAAGGAGTTCCTCAAGCGGTGGGTGGTGGCCAGGCACGAGGATCGTTCGGTGCTCAACCTGGTGCTCAACACGCAGAAACTCGGATCCGCGTCGCTCGACGGACTGGACTCCATAGAACTCGACTTCAAGAACTACGACATGACGCGCCAGGTGTTCTTCTTCGACAACACGGCCATCGAGGTGACGGCGGAGGGACTGAACGAATACCGGGACCGTGGCGGCAAGGGCGGCTGCGTGGTGTGGGCGCGCGACGTGATCCCCCACCGGATAGACAAGCGACGCTGCCCGGAGTTCTTCTCCATACACAGGGAGAGCGATCCCGAGAGTGGGGAACCGGTGTTCGACATCGACATCAAGTCCACACGCAGCCATTTCTTCGCCTACCTGGTGAATACGAGCCGGCTGCACTGGCGCAAGGAGATGGAGACGCGTTTCGCCACACGTGAGGAGCGCGAGGCCTATGCCCGGGCGAACCGGTTCCGCATCGACGGCGAGGGACTGACGGCGCGGGAGATCCGCGAGCAGAAACAGTGCCTGCTCAACAAGATGTTCACGGTGGGATATATGCTGCACCGCTACAAGTCGCCGTCGAAGGCGTGGGCGCCCATGGCCATGGACTACAAGATCGGCGAGGAGGGACAGTGCAACGGCCGCTCCGGCAAGTCGTTCTTCTTCGCAGCCCTGGGCCAGCTGCTCCAGACGGTGAACCTCTCCGGCAAGCAGGAAAAGCTGCTCGACAACCCCCACGTCTACGCCGGTGTGTCGAGGTACACCGACATGGTGCTCGTCGACGACTGCGGCCCCTATACGTCGATAGAGCGTTTCTACGACGCCATCACCACGTCGATGACCATCAACAAGAAGAACGTCGACCCCTACACGCTGAAGTTCGAGGACAGCCCGAAGTTCGCCTTCTCCACCAACTACGTGCCGGCGAAGTTCGACGCCTCCGACGTGGGCCGCCTGCTCTACATGGTGTTCTCCGACTACTACCACGTGAAGAGCGAGGACGACGACTACCTGGAGACGCGCCAGATAGGCACCGACTTCGGCAAGGACCTATACACGTCGGACTACACCGAGGAAGAGTGGAACGACGACCTGGTCTTCATGCTGGAGTGCTGCCGGTTCTACATGAGTGTGGCCCGCGAGGGGGTGAAGATCCAGCCGCCCATGGCCAACATCATGACCCGCAAGCTGAAGGCCGACATGGGCACGACGTTCGAGGATTGGGCCACCGGCTATTTCTCCGAGGACTCCGGCCGTCTGGACACCGAGCTCAACAAGATCCAGGTGATCGAGGACCTGAAGCGCGAGTCGCCCTCGCTGCAGAAGATGACGTCGCAGAACTTCATGAAGAAGCTGCGCGCCTTCTGCGAGCTGTCGCCCTACATCGACTGTCTCAATCCGGAGGAGATGCGCAACTCCTCCGGGCGCATCCAGCGCAAGGAGACGGGCCAGGCTCCCGGCCTACCCGCCAAGACCGTCGATATCATCTATCTGCGTACGGTAAAGGAGGCCGAACGGCTGAAGGGCGCCGCCCATGGCGCGGATGCCGGCAGCATCGAGGTGCCGCCCGGAGAGACCGACGCCGCCAAGGGCGACACGCCATTCTAAACGAAACATACGCTTTTGTTCTCAATAGGTATTAGCGATCGCCTTCTTTATATTTTTTTCCCGCACCCGCCAGCCGTGAGGTCCGCGGGTGCTTTTTTATTGGTATCGCATATGTTAAAAATTCCGTCTTAGTGTAATTTTTCACACTAAAAACTTGCGTAGTATAAAAAATTACACTATCTTTGCATTGTCAAATTTAAAGAACTTCAATCATGATCAAAGAAATCACAGAACAGGAAAACGACCTCATCGAGGCCATCAGGAATTACAAAAGGTCATTCCACAACAAAAGCAAAGAACTGAAACGACACGCTAAGATTCTCTTCGACGAGATGATTGACGATTAAAACAAAAGCCCCGCTCCACGCGGGCGGGGCTTTCTGAATAACAACAAATTAAACTATAGAACATGGGAACGACAAAAACGACAACGCTTACCAACAGAAAGACAATGTACCAGCAGATGGATGATATCTTCGACGCCATCACCTGGGGAGACCTCGCAAGGACTTACTTCGATAAGTCGGCATCGTGGTTCTACAACAAGATGAAAGGTATCGACGGCAACGGCAAGCCTACAGAGTTCAGCATCGAGGAGCGTATGCAATTCAAGGCTGCACTATGCGACCTCGCTGACCGCATCCGACGAGCCGCCGACACTATAGAGATTTAGGCGAGGGGGTGTCTGTGGCCTCCTTAATTTGACAAAAGCCGCCCGTCCGCCTGCGGGCGCATCTCACAGCCCCGGTGCGCGATGCACCGGGGCTTTTTTTGCTTGGATGTTCTTCCTACGGTCTATCAAATGTTAAAAAAACGGTCTACATAGCAAAAAACTACTGGAAAATTTGGTGCTATATAACTATTTTGTTACCTTTGCATCGGCAATCAAGCCAAAGAGTTCCTTAATATTATGAAGACATCCGAGTTGTTGAAGAGCCTCAAGGATGCAGGTTGTATCCTGGCTCGGCACGGAAGTGGGCACGACAAGTGGGTGAATCCCAAAACGGGAAAATCAACCTTTGTGCCAAGACACGCCAGGGAAGTCCCCAAAGGACTCGCCCTGAAAATCTTAAAAGAGTTGGCTGGGGAGTAATCCCCGGCCGCTTTTGGGGGAACGCAGCGACAAGGACGCTTCCATAAGACAGGGAACTCTTTACATACGGATATAAAGAAATTCAAGATATGAAAAAGGTTTTGGTAACGGTTTCACAGGCTTCAGACGGAAGCTATTGGTGCCACACGGAAGCGGATGTGTATGGCAGTGGGCTTAACGGCGCAGGTTCTACGGTGAAGGATGCGAAGGACGACCTGTTGTCGTGCTTGGAGGAGGCGCGTGAGGACTTCATCGAGCATGGTGGGACACCTTACGACGTGATATTCGAATACAGATACGACCTGCAGTCGTTCTTTGAGTATTTCTCATTCCTCAACATAACCGACATAGCCCGTCGCGCAGGTATCAACCCTTCACTGATGCGTCAATATGCCCGTGGTATCAAGAACGCTGGCGAGAAGACTTATGCACGCCTGTCGGCTTGTATGGAATCCATAACAAAGGAATTGCAAACCGCGTCGTTCCGGACATGACAACGCGGGCTATTCATAATTTTAATGAACTCAAGACGGAAGCCCCGATGCGCGATGCACCGGGGCTTTTTGCTGCCTTCCCAACGGCCCAATTTTTCAAAAAATCTTTACATTTTGCCCCACTTCACGCCTTTTGGCCGCCGTTTCCCCCTCTCCCCCTGTTTTAATTGGGAAAATTTTTGTGACTTTGTGACCAACATAGAAAACAAACCCAAAAACATAGTAAAATAAAGCCTTCCCGACGGTCACAAAATGGTCACAAAGTTGGTCACAAACTGGTCACAGAATCACAAAGTTTGTGACCGTGACCCGATTTTCGCCCCCCTCCAAGGGCCGAAACGCACCCGTCACCCCCCGAAAAACGGCCGTCACAATTTTGTGACCTGGCGAAAACGGGTTTGTGACCGACTTTGTGACGCGCCTATTTCCTTGATAGTCAAAAAGCTGCATTTCGTCACACACCCGGTCACAAAGTCACAGCGATTTTGTGACCAATTCATCAGACACAGCGCGGAAAAGAGACACCCGGAAAGGGCGGATAAAATTGAAAATATTTTACATATCGCATTTTCCCACCATCCTGACGACTATCATATATGATAATTTTAACCCGAAAACTATCAAATCCGATAGAATTTTGCTATCTTTGCGGGGTATGGACAATAAAGAACGCTGGGCTGTATGGATGCCCTGCAAGGGGTATGTGAAACGGTGGTTGCTGGTGAACTACAACCGCCCGGACCGCTGTTGGCCGGAGATCGTGGACCTGAGCGAGAACCGCCCGTTATACCGGCTGTTCCTGAACCATCTGCGGCGGGGTTGGCACCGCCGGGACGGGAGCGCGATGAGTGTGTACGGCGAGAGGGTGGCCATAGAGATCAGCGAAGACACCTTCCGTCGTTACGGTTGGGAGCTGACAGGTACGGAACTGCGTGATTTCAATGGAGAGCTGGAGCGGCAGGTGAAACTGGCTTTCCACACCCATGTGTCGATGCTGAGCGTGACGGGCATCACCCTGAACGAGAGCATCCGCCGTTTCCGCCGTTATACAGGCATCGGCGAGTTGGACTGGGAGACGGACAGCATGAGGAAGGAAGTGCTGCGCCATGTGCGTATGGACGGCGGCGAGCTGTGGCGTGAATACCAAGCCAGGATGGAGGAAAAAGTGTGGGCGGTACTGTCTGAAAACGGACTATTGTCGCGTCAGGGTGCAGATTACTGCAAGAAGAACCAATTACAAGATAGATGGAAAAGATAGGATTTGATTTCGAGAATGTGGGAGGCTTGGCCGAATGCTATGCCATACCAGTGAACTTGTTCAAGCGTATCAGGGTGGATTATCTTCGTGGGCTGCGCAACCTGGAGCTGACGGACCGCAGCAGTGTGATAGCGATACCGATGTACGCCGACGACAGTTTCAGTCACAAGGAAGAGAAGAAACACGCCGACGGCGGCGACTATTGGGAAGTGGACATCGAAGGTGTGGTGCCGAAGTGGTGCAAGGGTGTGGAAGGACTGCTGGAGACCCTGGAGCGAGGCGAATGGCTGGTGCTCTCTCGCGACAACAACAGGACGGTAAGGTTGTCGGGGAGTGTGGATGTGCCTCTGTGGTTTGAGTCGGAGCGCGACACCGGCATGGGTTATAGCGACCGCAACGGGACAACGTTTCATTTTACGGGCAACCAGCCCAAGCCGAGCATGACACTGGATATGGATGACCTTTCAGAGTTGTGACGGTCGTTGATTTGCTCGTTATGAGAGGTAGCAGCGTCCTATCGGGAAATACCGTGTCATGTGTAAATTTGCATCAAATACATGATAGCCAATGGAAAAGAAGAAATATGACTTGCATCTGAAAGGCTACGTGGGCGGTGAGGATTTCGATGCCGACTACGTAGACTATGTGTTGGCGAGGAGCCAGGGTGGCGAGGTGAATGTGCTGGTTGACAGCCTGGGCGGCCAGATCAACACGGCGCTGAGCATATACGCGGCGTTCACACGTCATGGCGGCGTGAACGTGCATTTCGTGGGTATGAACGCCAGTGCTGCCACTGTGGCCTCATTGGGAGCCAAGCATGTGAGCATGGACACCTCGGCCATGTACCTGGTGCATAAATGCTCGACGGCGGTTTTTGAGTGGGGCAGTCTGAACGCCGACGACCTGGAAACACTCATATCCCATCTTGACAAGGAGAAGAAGGACCTTGACAAGATAGACATCAACATCGCCCAGATGTACGCCCGTCGCTGCAAGAAGACCGCGCCGGAGTTACTCTCGCTGATGAAAGAAGGCAGCTGGCTTACGGCAGCGGAAGCCAAGGACTGGGGTTTCGTGGACGAGGTGACCGACTATGCCGGCGACATCGCTCCCATGGTGACCCCCGCCGAAGCCACCGCCTTGAGCGAAGCCGGCATCCCCCTTCCCGAAGGAATGGCCGGCATAGGCGAAGGGACAGGCGGAACGCAGGGTATGACGCGCAAGATGATAGACGGCATAGTCAGAGGCATGCGCCAGGTGTTCGGTGGCAGTGTGGCGCAGTTATCCCCTTCCACCCCTCTGGTTCCCCAGGAAGAATCAAACCAAACATCAACAATAAGTATGAGAAAGGAATTTGAACATGTGAACGCCCTGCTGAAAGTGGAAGGCGTATTGATCCAAGACGAACAAATCGTACTGGGCAACGAGGAGATGAAAGCCATCGACGATGCCTTGGCGTCTCGCCAGACGCGTATCGACGAACTGGAGAGTGAGCTGGAGGACCTGCGCAACAGACTGAAGGCCGTGCCCGACGGAACCGTTTTCGGAGGAGTGACGGACGGAACCGAGACCGACGATTACGCCGACATCAGGATCGACCCTGTGAACTTCATGGAGATGTGAGGGTGAATCCCTTTTCTACGAGACATACAACAACCAACTGAACCGAAAGATATGAATTACAACGACCCCATCGACATCACCGCCGTGAACACCGCGGTGAAGAAGCACGGCCAGACGCTTGACGCGATCGACCGTTTGGATGCTGACGTGGTGTTGCGTCATGCCACCGGCATGAGCGACATCAGCGACTCTTACACCTTTACGAAGGCCCTGTTGACCAAAGTGAGCAGCAAGTACACCGGTCAGTTCAAAGGGCTCCAGAATATCGGCGCTTTCGTTCCCCGCACGCTCACCGTGCACCCCATTGTGATGGAGATCCTTGACGAGCCGGAGCGTTACCGCCGTTCTTACGTCACGGAGGTCCGTGGCGGGCTGGACATCGCCAAGCACCCGTTTGAGTTGTGGCTGGTGCAGGAAATCCTGAAACAGGGCAGCAACGACCTGCTGAACGTGCTGTTCACCGCCAAGTATGACGCCGACGCCGCGAAGACCGACATCAGCGACTCGTTCGACGGTTGGGGCACCATCATCGAGGCGGAGAAGGCAGCCAACAAGATCAGCACGACCCTGGGCAACATGTATGCCACGGGAGCTCTGAGCCGTGCCAACGTAGGTGACAAGCTGTTAGGCATGTGGCGCCAGATGACGGGCACGTTCAAGAAAGGTCCGTCGATTATGATCATCAGCGACGCCGTGGGCGACCTGTATGACGACTGGTTCGCCGATGAGCACCCGAACACCCACACTCCCGGCCAGAACCCGGACGAGACGGGCCAACAGTTCCTCTACGGCACCAAAGGCCGCTGTGAGCTGGTGCGTGTGCCCGACCTGCCCGAAGGCAGCCAGTGGGTGCTGCTGACTACGAAGCCCAACCTGGTGTACGGTTTCGACAAGGTGGCCGACATGCGCACGCTGAAAGCCGTGCCCGACGACTACATGTTCAAGGCCCTGGGCAAGTATGTGTTTGGATGCCAGTTCGCCTACATCGGCAAGGAACTGCTTTGTGTGAACGACCAGCCGCTGACCCCGGCCTCTAACGGTTAAAGAAGGAGGGATGAGCTATGGAAGAAACGACAAGATGCTTTGAGCTGAGCGACATCGACCTCGCCCTCTCGTGTGCCGAGCAGGACAACATGGGCGGCATAGCCCCGTCGGTGATCTTCGGGTATCATGAGGACGTGGCCACCTGGCCCACCCGTCCGGGAGGCACCGCCACGTCCCCTCTGACTTTGGATGCTGCCGGTGCGCTTGTTGGCGACCTGGTGATGAAGACAGGCGCCCGCGCCTATCGTTTTGAGTTCACCGACGACACCGGTTCGTTCACCATCAAGCCCCAGGGCGAAGCCGGAGGCGAATCGTTCGTGAGCGAACTGAACATCACAGCCGCCAAGATCCGCAAGAAAATCCTTGGCTTCATGAACGCCGTGAAGGGCAGGAAGATTTTCTTCCTGGTGCAGGACAACAACGGGCAGTGGTACCTCATGGGCGACAAGGACCATGGAGCCCGCATGGCGGCAGACAGTGACGGTTCGACCACGGGCGCAGCCTATACCGAGAGGAACCAGACCTCGCTCCGGTTCCAGTACAACAGTCCGCGTGCCTTCGTATATGAAGGTGATACGGAGAACCTGTTGACAGCAGTGGAAGGATAGCAGCTACTACCCTCTGGATTTATGTATATACTGGGCACGTCTGGCCGCGGGAAAGCGTGCCAGGCGTGTTTTTCTTTATCAATAGCCTTAAAACGATGAAACTGACGAAGGAATATTTCGAGGGCCGGGAGGCAGCCATGAAATGGCTTAACAAGGATGCCCGGCGAAGATCGTTCGATGAGGGGGTGCGCATCCTGAGCAGGAGCGGCTACAAACCGAATGTGGCAGCCCTGTTGATGCGCAAGGGAGCGCAGGAATGGACAGAGGAGAAACTGGCTTTCTGTCTTCGCGAACTGGTGCAGTTGTATTACAACCCGAACGACTCCCGTTATGATGGTTCGGTGGAAGATGTGGATGACCTGAACGACCGTTCGGGTCAGACCGTCCCCATGGATGCCGCCGACAAGATGGTGAAAGAGATAGGCCACGGCGAGCGCTGGCGGCAGATGCCCGAGGTGGTGCAGGCCGTGACACGTGCCTTTGCCGATGCGTTCAGGCAGCGCTCCAAGCTGAACCGCCAGCGAGCGGCATTAGGAGAAGGCAATGAGCCCGGCGTGAAGGAAGAGAGGGCCCGACTATCGAGGGAGATGGATTCGCTGACCGAATACATGGACAAGCTGTGGCCTTTGCGCCAGGCTTGGGATGAGCGGGGCGAGGTGCCTGGTGGCGTACCCAAGATGGGTGCCAACAGAGACAAGACGGTAGGCAAAGAAGACAAGGATGACAAGGACGCCAACGAAGGACGCCAGACGACGGAACAGCTGAAGACCCGCCGGCGTTCGATAGTGACGCAGTTGACCCGCAAGCGCAACATGCTACTCTATCAGCGTCCCACCTCCGGCAGAGAGGAGAACCCCATGCCCGATTGTCCGAAGCGGGTGAAGATAGAACGTCAGATCGCCCATCTCACGGATGAGCTGACACGCATAGAATATGAACTGGCCAGGAGGGAGTGAAGATGGAAACACAAGAATACAATGCCAAGGTCCAGGCCTGGGGCACCGACGTGAAGAACAAGCTCCGTGCCAACATCTCCACCATGACAGGCCATTTCTCGGGAGGTTTGCGGGGTAAGTTGTCGTCGCGCGTGTCGATAGGGCGTGACGATGGGGAAGCTCATGCCGTAGGGTTCCGGTTCCTGCGGCATGGGGCCTACGTGGCCTATGGTGTGGGACGTGGCTATGTGAGGATGGGAGGAACGGTGGTGCGCGGGTCGAAGAACCCGAAGACGAAGGTGAAGAGCGGTCCCTTGGTTAGGCACCCCAAGGATTGGTTCGACGCGACGTTGGCGAAGGAAATCAACGGTTTGTCCGAGATTGTGGGGGAATACTACGGAGACAAGTCGGCGCAGGGAGTGCTCGACGAGCTGGACAGGCTGACGATAGTGAAGAAGGGGTGAAAGGTGTTAGTCTCCGAAAAGGTAAAACTTATTTTTCGACTTTGTTCTACGTCCACCATTACGAAAGACTTTTACGAGCAAATAAAAAATAACAAAAACCAACCCCAATTGGAACAGCCAAGTATCGAAGAATGCTGCTCCATAAACAATACCCAGCAGTACCAATAACGCTATAAAAATGACTTTTATGACTTTCATAATGTTGGTATTTAATTTCACTGCAAATATAAAAATTTTTCTGGTTTGTGTCAAGAGGGAAATCCCTAAATGTTTAAGGGGAAAACCTGCGAATAGGTTACTTCTCTACAAATGGTGATATCCTCATTTCTAAACAAGCCAACAGGATCGTTACAAAAAACTGTCCTTTGTCATAATTGTGAGTTTTTTGTAATTTTGGCATAACAAAAACAATATTTATATGGCGGTAAGTAAAGAAACCAAACGGAGCATTAAACTTTATATAGACAACAATGAGATAGATGGTAGTGTTCGTTCTATCCGTAGTCAGATAAATAAGTTGACCAGGGAAATGAATGCTTTAACCATCGGTACCGAGAAATATGAAGAGAAAGCAAAGAAAATTGCCGATTTGAATGCCATTTTAAAATCACACAGAGAAAATGTCAATCACCTAAACACCGAATATTCTAATCTAAAGGACCATGTTATTGATGTTTTAAAAACTGGAGCCGGGGGACTGATTAGTAGGATAACTGGAAACATCTTCGGAGGTTTTGTACAAAGAATTAACGCAGCAATTTCCTATTCCTCTTCCCTCGCTATGGAGGCGGAAGGTGTAAAGATTGCCTTCGACAGGTTAAACGATCCATCTTTACTGGATAACCTTCGCAAAGCGACCCATGGTACAGTGGATGACCTGACATTGATGCAGCAAGTAGTAAAATTCAAAGATTTCAACCTTCCCGTGGAGCAGCTGGGGACTTATCTTGCCTACGCGCAGCAGAAAGCCAAAGACACAGGTCAGGACATCAATTACCTTGTAGATTCTATTGTTACCGGTTTAGGCCGACAATCACCACAGATACTCGACAACCTTGGACTTTCGGCTAAACAGATTAGCGAGGAAGCGAAGAAAAGTGGTGATTTCTTCGGTGCTGTAGCGAAGATTGTTGAGGAGAACATGGCCGCCGCCGGCGACTACGTGGAAACGACCTCGGATAGAGCCGCCCGGGCCAATGCGGAACTTAAGAACGCCCAGATGGAACTCGGTCAGGCGCTGCTTGAGATGAAGGAAGCCGGTGCGTCGGCATTAGGATCCCTGCAAACCAAGACCATCCAACTGCTCACATGGGTGGTGAAGCACCGTGGCGCATTGTTGCAATTGGCTGCCGCCGCCTTACTGGCGTACACCTGGCACATACGTTCGGCAATCGCCTTGAAAGCCAATCTATTGGCGACAAAGCTTCATACAGCGGCCACCATCATCGCCACGACAGCCCAAAAGGCATGGACTTCCGCCACCATATTGGCCAACTATGCCGTAACACTCTTTACCCGTGGGCTTGGCGCTTTACGTGTGCAGATGGCCCTGGCGAAAATGGAAGGAGCCGCCATGGCTTGGGGACCGATGGCCTTGGCCATAACAGGTGTCGGATTGGCTGTATATGGCTTAATCAAGGCGTTCAGCAGTTCAACAGATGCAATGGAGCGGCAAAGTCAGGCCATGAAAGATGCCAAGGCCATAAGTGAAGCCTGGCGCGACGTGCAGAACGATGCCGCCAAGACCGCCGCCACCCAGAAGCAGAAGATCGAGGAGCTGACACGCATCATAGGCGACAACACCGTGGCTTTGGATACCCGCTACAAGGCGGCTAAGCAACTGGAGAATATCGTTCCCGGCTACGTGGCCAGCCTGAACACCGAGAAAGGAGCACTGGACAGCAATTCGAAAGCCATAGACAATTATATAGCCAGGCTGGACCGTCTGGCATTGGCCAGGGCCGTCTACAAAAAACTGGAGGAACTGGCCAGCAAGGCCATCGATGCCGATATGGCGGTGCAGACATGGGAGCGCGCGGTAGCCCGCAGGGAGAAGATCATAGAAGAGCGTAGGAAGAGGCAGGAGAGAGAGGGATTCAGCACAAGTTCCGGCATAGGTTCGAGCGCAACCGGTTACAGTGCCAACTACGGCATGGATTCCTACCTGTATGAGCAGGAGGGCAACAGGCAAATATTGGAGCACAACAAAGAACGTCTTGGTTACTGGAACTCGGAGCAACACGCCATAGCCGAGACGAGAAAAGCACTGCATCGCTATTTGAACGAACATACCACCGCGGAAGAAAGATTGCAAGCCATGAACGACAGCTGGGACACTCCGGCGGTTCAGATAGGCGGTGGATCAGGCGGCAGCACTGGCAAGGGTAAAGGCGGCGGCAGCGGAAATGGTGGCCACACCGAAACAGAAGAAGAACGCCTGCAAAAAGAACTGAAGGCGAAGCTGGAAGCCATAGAAGTGAAGTCGCAACAGCGTATGGCCGAACTCAAGGAGATGTATTACAAGGGTGACATCGAGAGCGAGGAGGAATACAACCTGGAGAAGAACCGCATACAGCGAACCGCAGTGGAAGAGACCTTGGCCTTGGCCGGTCTGGAACCGAAGAAGCGGGCGGAAATGCTCGACAGGTTGCTGGAGCTGCAGATGGAGTTCGGCAGGCAGTATTCGGAGATTCGTGACGAAGAGCTGGAGAAGGAGCGAGAGAGGCTGGAGAAGGGGAATGCCGACTTTGCCCAGTTCGCCGAACAATGGAAGAAGAAGGAGGAAGCGAGGGCCAACCACGCTATAGAGAAGAACAAGGAGATGGCCGACAAGATAGCGTCCATCACACAGCAGATGGGCACCTCGCTCGGAGAGACTCTGGGTAAATTGTTCCAAGGTGAGAAGGGAGCCTGGAGAGATTTCCTGCGCGATATGCTGGTCACCCTGATTGACGCCTTGGAGAAGATGATGGCTGCTTATTACGCCTCGATCCTGGCAAAGGAGATTGCCTCGAAAGGTTGGCTTGGTGTGGCAAGTGCGGCGGCGCAGATGGCCCTGATCACCGCCGCGTTCGAAGCCGCCAAAGCCGTGGCCAAGAGTTTCGACGTAGGTGGTTTTACCGGCAGCGGGGCATGGAACGAACCGAAAGGTGTGGTCCATGCTAATGAATTTGTGGCCAACCGTTTCGCCACGCGCAACCGTCAGATCCTGCCAGTGCTCAACCTGATAGACGCTGCCCAGAAGAGTGGGTCGGTGTCGCGCCTGACGAGTTCCGACATCGCCGCCGTATTGCCATCGGTCGGTGGTGCTGGCGTACAAGGTAGTCGTCGGAATGCCAGGGTATCCGCAGGTCAGAGCGATACGGCCATGATGGCCACGATGAGCCGACTGTCGGAAACAGTGGAGAAGCTGAAAAGCCGTCTGGATAAGCCTATCACGGCGGAGACATACGTGACGGGGCGCGGCGGGAGCCACGAAGCCGGCGAATTATATAACAGGATGCGTAACAATGTGAGCAGGAGGACACAATCATGATACACTACATCGTAGACAACCACGAGGTGAACCTCGATGCCGAGACGAGCATTGAGTTTTACTCAAAGAATCCCTTTTTGACAAAGGAAGAGAGTTTCACACTGGATATAGACATAGACTTGGGGGATGCCCATAATGCCTATGTGTACGGTCATTGCCACCGGTTGGAAAAGCAATTGCCTGCATCTGCAAGGGACGCGATGCTGTATGACGAGAAAGGTGTCATAATAAGGGGTAAGGAAATTATCTTAGAAGTAGAGAAGGATAAGGTGAAGGTTCAGATAGCCGGTGGCGTGTCGGAGTTGAACTACAGGATATCGGGAGGCCTGAAGATGCACTCGCTCCATCTCGGGTATATTCCTGGCGGCAACGCATCGACACCAAGAGACGACAATGTGCCAGGTATAGCCACGGCCGTTCACGGCTTCGTCTTCGACAGTGAGGGAATCCTGTCGAAAAAATTAACCCCTTCACCTGTGCTTTATGAGGGAAAGGATGAGTTTGTGTCAGGACGCAACCAATTCATCTATCTTTGGAAGACCGTCGAGAGACTGGTCATAGCCTTAGGGTATGACATGGGACGAAACTACCTGTACGAACATGAGAAATTTAGGAAAATAGTGATCGTAGGTGGATCCAGGACGAGATACATTGAGAAAAGACTTCCCAACTGGGAGGTGCGCACGTTCATATCGGAAGTAGAGAGGCTGTTGGCCGTCAGTTTCCAAAAGAACCCCGCAAGCAATACTGTGGATATCCTGCCTTTGTCGGAAATAGGCCAAGATGGCGGACTCTCTCCTTTTGTAATAGAGGCGACAGATATATTGGGCGGAATAAGGAAAAAGGCGTTGGACGAAGTTCCGGATGAAGTCAGCCATATGATTTATGATGACATTGCGTATGATTTCCCCTCAACCGTATATTACAAATACGAGCATATCGACGCCGTGGTAGTGTCGGCGCACTCGGATACCAGCGTGATTGTACCGGATTCAGGCATCTTTACTGACGACGAGAAACGATACATGTTCTATATCTGGCGTTGGATCAATGAAAACTGCGGTACACCGGATGCCGACTGGCAGACAAAGATAAGAGCCGATTCCACTGTTGCCGCATACGAAAGATACCAGAATATTTTCTACGACCGGGCAACGGGGCGGCAATATATCCTATTACGGGGAAAACCGTCGATTTGGGCAGACTCATATTACCAATACTACCTACAAGAAGTCTCGAAATATGGGTTCAACATGCAACAGGACAAATCGGCGATGAAGATTATCCCCTGCGAAATGGTATGGGTGACAGGTGTAGACTCGGCTCAGGGTTCCTATAACTATTATCCTTTCATGTGGCCTATGCCCGTAGTGGTCGGATCAGGCAATGAATCGAAGGCCTCTGACGATGAAGACCGCGAGGAAAACGACTTGATAACCGATATCATGAAAGGAATAAAGGAGGAAACGGTTCCGGACCGGATATATATCGCCTTGGAATATGGTACCGTGGACTGCACATGGGGCGACCATTGGGGCAGAGCCAGCGAGAGTGAGATGGCAAGGCGGTATCTTGATGCCGTATGCACATCGAATGCCATAGTCCGGCCCGTACTGGACAGGGGGCTCCCTGATTGTCGTAAGGCCCATTTGGAATACTTGGGCGACAGCAGCCTCACATTGGAGCTGGACGGGGAATACGGTATGAAGGCAACGGAATATGCCGACATAGTCAGATTCGACGCCAAGACGGAGTATGCCGTTAGTTTCCGTTCCGTTGTCCGTCCAGACCCGAAGTCAATCTTCATCATAGGGAATCAGAGATTTTTATGCAAGGAACTGAAGTACAGCTCCAACAACTGCCAGTTCTCTGAAGTGGTGGAAGGCGTGTTTTATAAAATCAACGAAAACCAAGGATGATAAAATGAGAACCTACAAATCACTCCAGAACCTGACGAGCGACGAGATAGAGGCACACATCCTCGATCCGGAGAGCCATCCTCTTCCCGAGAGATGCCAGGAGCAATTCAGTAGGGTGATGACTGCTGCCCGCCTGATGGATTCTCATCCTGATGATGGGCAGGTGGCCAAATTGTTGCAAGAGAAATACCCCGTGAGTCAAACTACCTGTCGCCGCGACATTGCCTTGGCGCGACAACTATACAAGACGCAGCACACGTTCGACTGGGATTTCTGGCGCGCTTGGATGATACGCGACCAGATTGATCTGATAGAAAAGTGTCGTGAGAAGAAAGACTTCAAGACTTGGAACAAGGCCAAGGAGACGCTGAGAAGGATCATAGGCGACAAACCGGAAGGAGTGGAAGATCCGCGCAGGATGGAGAAGAACCTGTTCCTGATACAGGTTGTGAACCAGGCAGGAGAACGGCATGAAATCAACCTGAGTGAAGTGCGGGACTGGAAACCCTCCCAAGTGAAAGCACTCATCGACAATCTCACATCGCCTATCGATACCGCCGAAGCGGAAGAAATCATCAACACATGAAAGAAGAGTATTGGAAAGAGAAGCTATGCGTTAATCGCATCCAGTATGCGTATATGGTTTTACAGGCCAGGACCAAGTACGCCATCATGAGCCGTGGCACCGGCAAGTCGTTCATCGTAGGGGCCGAAGTGGATGAGAACATACGACTGATGCCCCGAGGGATAACCACCATTGCGCAGGCGACCATAGGCCAGGCCTTGACCAAGACACTGCCTTCGACCTTCAAGATGTTGGATATGCTGGGATATAAGCCATACGATTACACCACCCACTCTGGAGATTATGTGGTATGCCGGACGCCGCCAGAGGGATGGTATCGCCCTTATGAGAGGATCATGCAGTATGATCATGTCATCTCCTTCAGCAATGGTCATTGCCTGTATATCCTCACCCAGGAGGGGAACAGCCGTGGCCCGAATGCAGATTTCAACATCACCGACGAAGCTTTGACCATCAACAAGACGAAGTTCGACCAGGAGGTTGCCCCTACAAACAAGGGCAATGAATTCATCTTCGGCAAACGCTCGTCTCACCCTGTATTGAAACACCACGGCAACTGCTTCCTCTCTTCCATGCCGTATACGTCGGAACAGAACTGGCTGCTGGATCCTGCGGAGTATTATGAGAGGGAACGCGGGATACCTCTCTTCGCCAAATGGAACAAGATGGTGAATATCCAGATGAGTATGATAGAGGCCGCCATCGCCCATGACAACCACCTCTTCGCTGACCTGTGGAATGAATGTGTGCGTATGCGCAAGGAGATAACACCTTTCGTAAGCCGAGACCAGACATTGTTCATCCTTGGCAGTGTGTTCGACAACATCGAGAACCTGGGGATGCAATACATCATCAACCAGTATAAGGTGATGGACAAATTGTCGTTCATGGTGGAAATACTGAATATGCGCCTGGACACCATTGATCACTGCTATTACAAACTCGATCCAGAACACCATCAGTACAGCAACGCTTTCAACGATTCCTTCATCAGAGGTATGGCCGAAGATGTGTCCTTCGACTGGGAGCAGTTGCGCAACATCCAGGACAGCCGGGCGGATCTGGATTGCGACCCTTCACAGCCGCTGGAGATATGTCCGGACTGGGGCAGCCGCGCTTCGTTCCTGACCGTATACCAGGAACGCAGATACGATTTTGCATTGAGGAAAGCCTCCGACCGACCTGTTGAATGTCTGATCAATGAGTTCTTTGTCAGGCGGGATGACGAGACGGACACGGAAATCAATGCCCTGGCCGACCGCTTCATCGCCTATTACCACCATCACCCGACCAAGCGCGTCACCATGGACCGGGACCGATATGGTGATGCCCGACGAGCCAACAGCAGAAAGAGTTACAATGAACTGTTCGTCGACAGACTGCAAAAGTTCGGTTGGCAGGTACGCCAACGAGTGCATACCGGTATGGAACCTCCACAACATGATAAATACTTACTGATGACACTCATCCTAACAGAGACGGACGAGCGTTTCCCCCAGTTACGTATCAATGCTACTCGTTGCCGCCACACCCTCATCAGCATGAACAACACACGTGTGGTGGAATCGAATGGACGATTCGAGAAAGACAAGTCGAGTGAGCGCAGGAAAAGCGTCGCCCCAGAGGAAGCCACGCACTTCGGTGATACCGTAGACAAACATATCTGGACCAAGTATGGAGAACGATTGCGCAAGTTGCACGCATCTTTCGCTCCTGCCAGAGTGTAGTGTAGGTTTAACAAATATTAAAACGTCATATATCCTGCAAAAAGCGACCCAATCGGCGACCGGCTCCATAGGGTGCGGTCGGCTCGTTTGTGAATCTTGAATGCGATTTTGATGCAAAACCGACGTAAAATATTGGAAATCAACAGCTGTTAACATTATTTAGAGGCAAAAACATGTGAAAAAGGTGTCCTATCCAACAAAAAAACTTATTTATAAATTTGCAGTATGAGTACAATTCAAGGAATGAGACAAGAGATGTTCGCCTTAGCGGCAAACGACATCACCATACTCGCACAGGATACTGTGAGAGTACAGGTGTCCATTGCCATTGTGAGCTTGGATACGGTATTTGAGAACGCTGGATATTATATTCCCGTGAACGGCGTCGTACACCTTGGAGAGTTAGGGGAACTCGCCAACAGTTGTATCCAGTTGGCGGAAAACTTTGGCCGTTTCGGAATGGAGCAGAGCAGGAACGCATATTGCACCTTGACCATCTCTTTGCCTGACGAAGAAATATCATCCTCATCGGAACTGTGGTACTGCAGGAAAGATCTTGGAGGTGTGCTGCCCCCTATTCCTCGATTTGCTACCGCATTGCGAAACCGCCGTTTATCAGCAGATCAGTTCTTTCCACTTTTCGCACCCTGCTTACTCGGTTTAACCGTATATCACAAATTGGCGTTTCTCGATAATGGTGAGATAAAGTACATTACCGATGAGGAAGAAGTTATTGGGTTTGGCCATGACAACTACAAGCCTATTGACATCAGTCCATATACGGAGCGAGCTGTCTCTCCCGTTTCGTCTTCCGCTAAGCTTCTGTTCTACGATGTGGAATTATATCATCATGGGGACATAGTAGACCGTGTGCACTGCGAGGTAGAGGAAGTCAATTATCACCATACCATCGAAATAGTATACATCAACTTCCTTGGGGTGCAAGACTGCATCATGTTGCGTGGCGATGATGAGGAAACGCATGAGATGGAAGCCAGCTATGACTATTTCCAATCCACATATCAAAGATACGACACGCAATTCACGGAAGAACACAAGGCCAGCAGCGGATGGATAGACAACGATGAGTGGAAGGCCATATGCGACATGGTGGAAAGTCCTTACTTGTCGGTGGTTGCAAACGGAGGGTTCATTCCCATCGTCATCACCGATGTGGATGTGAAACGGGTCCAGCCATCCAACGCGCCGAAAGCCATCACCATCACCTGGCGCTATGCAAACCGGTATGACATGCGGAGAATGAAGGCTACAGACTTCATGCCCACCGTATCAGAACAAGGGGTGTTTGAAAAACCTTCGTTCGATGAAACTTTTGAATAAAAGAAACAAGAAATGAAAGAAGCCATCTATGCGAACACGATGCTTGCCGACCTGGACATACGGCAGGACAGGTTTGGGAACAAACGGTTGTTCTCCATAAAATTCTGCACGCTTGACGGGAAACTGTATTTCATCCCCCAGGCTTACGCTACAGGATGCAAGGGAATGGATATGAAACGCATGAGGTTTCGTGGCATACAGCCATGCGACTGCAAAGGACAGCCCGAAGGGCATGTAATACCGGTGAAAATAACCAACATCATGGAATACAACGGCCATGTGGTGGATTGGACCAATGGATATCAAGAAAACGAATAGACGATATGGAAATACAATTCAATACCAAAGGCGCTCCGCTGCTCATGTTCAGCGACAGCATCTTCGCCGACACCTACACAGACAAGCGCGCCGCAGACGGCAGACGACGCGCGTTGTTCCCCTACGATGACAACCGGAGGGATTACATCTATGTCGGTAACCGACGGGTTGTGGCATGGGGTGTGGACAACCAGTGGCCATCCACCGCGGTCAACCTCGTGCGTGACACCACAGTGCTCAACACCGGCCTTAAATACCTGCGTAACCTGACTTTAGGCCAAGGTATTTTTGCCTGTACGGTGGAAGGGTACAATGACAATGGCGACGAGGTGTTGCGTCCCATCGACGACAACAGGGTAAATAGTTTCATACAAAGTCGCAATGCGCGACGATACATGGAGAAAGTGCTTCGTGATTACCTGAAGACGGGCTGCGGTGCCGTCCAGTTCGTGCCGAACATGGCTGGTTCGGACATAGTAGGTCTGCAGCCACTCAACTGCACCCAGTTCAGATTTACGGAGCCTGACAAGAACGGGTATCACGAATGTATCGTGGCAGGGAATTGGGACATATTCCCTTCGCAGGACTACACTATCCTGCCAGTTCTCAATGAATACGACCCTAATTTCCAGGCGATGCTCCTCAAGGAAAGAGGCAACCTGCGCAAAGGCTTCGTTTATGGCGTGCGTGACTCCTGGAGCAATGACGACATCTACGGCGAACCGATATGGTGGCCGGCATGGGTGGCAGGTTGGATAGAGATCGCCCATTCGGTGCCGCAATTCCTAAAGAGGGCGTACAAGAACCAGACCACATGGAAATGGCATGTGCAGATTCCTTATTCGTTCTGGGATAAGAAGTTCCCAGAAGAGAACTACGATGGGGATTACAAGGCACGGGAGAAGGATATCAATCGCTATATGGACCAGATAGAACGCAATCTGTTAGGGGCGGAGAATGCGGAGAAACCTATCTTCAGCAACTATGCCGTCAACGAGATGAACGGTCGCATAGAAGAGGAATGGAAGATCACCCCGTTGGCCAACAAATACAATGCCGGACAGGAAAACCTGGTTACTTCGGCGGCAGCCAACTCGGAGATCTTGTTCTCTCTCATGGTCAACCCCAATGTTTTGGGAGCGGGCATGCCTGGAGGCACCTACGCGGGGAACCAAGGTGGCAGCAACATCCGCGAGGCCTTCCTGGTGAACATCGCCAACGCATGGATTGACCGGCAGAACCTGCTTGACCCGTTGGAGCTGTTCCTTCGGCTCAACGGTATGCCGGAATGCCGCCTGCGTTTCAGGAACACCATATTGACCACTCTCGATACAGGTGCGGGAACAACGCATCGGCTAAGTTGACAATAACAAAAAAAAGAATATAAACGGATATGATTTTCAGTGAAGAACTTTGGGTAAAAGGACGTGAACAGGATGCGCACATTCCCGTCAGCGCCTCCTTATCGTTCTGCAAGATGGCACCGTCTTTAGAGAACACCCAGGAGATGTTCTTGAATCCCTTGTTGGGCGACGAGCTGACATCGGAGATGGAGACTGCTTATCGGCAGGGTGATATCCCCGCTCCCATGGCGGAACTCATCAAGATGGCACAAAAATCGGTAATGAACCTCACTTTCTGGTATTACTTCGATTCACTCCAGATGCGCATCACCGACCAAGGATTCCAACGCCAAGGCAGCGAAGAATGGCAACAGCCTTACAAATACCAAGAAGACCGCTTGCGTGAGAATTTCAAGATTCGCGGGTTCAATGGGCTGGACCAATTACTCGAATACCTATACGGCAACCTGGCGGATTTCCCGTCGTTCGCATCCAGCAAAGCGTATACAGACATACAAAAAGCCATAGTAAGGACCATGGAAGACGTCAACAGCTGTGTGTATATAGGAAACAGCTATCTGGTATTTTTGCGACTGCGCATAGAGTTCGCGTCAATCGAGGAGTCGCGACTGGTAACCGTAATGGGCAGGGATTTGTATGACAAGTTCCGTGCGTGGCTGATTGCGCCTGATACCTTCCCCACGGACGAGGCAACCTGCACGCTGGAGGAACTAAGGGTTAAGTGTGCTACCGTCGTCGTAAGAAACGCCGTAGTACGCTTGTTGAAACAAACGGGAACCATCACCGACCAAGGCCTTTATTTCAATATCACTGCGGCTTCAGGCGACAACAACAGGAGCCTGCAGCCGGCGACGGACGTTGCCATTGGCGACCGTCTGGTGTTGTACGAAAGCGATGCGAGGATGGCGGAAGACAACCTCAGTCGCTTCCTCTCCAAAAGGATGCCCGACCTGTATGAAGGGAGGGGCCTGAACCATGTAGTACGCGACAATGACGGAAGACAAGCCTTCTTCGCCATGTAACCGATTGATCTATGAAGGAACTGGAGATAAGATACCGGCATTGGGGGGTGAGGAAAGTGAAGCGATCGCGAATCCCTGACAATTGGAGAGAGTTGACGGCAAAACAGTTTACCGCCGTCGCCGACATGCACATCTGCGGCTATAACGCCGACAAGATGATCAGCCAATTATGCGGACTAAGCGAGAAAGAGGTGAACATGATGGATTCCTACCAGAAATATGTCATAAGAGGGGAGCTTGAATGGATGCTCTCCCTCGCCACCCCTCATGATTCCTTCATCATCGAGCAGCTGCCAGGCACAAGATTGTTGCCCCCGGGGAACAAGTTGAGAGGCTGCAGCCTGCAACAATTCATGACCGCCGACACATATTTCCAGCTGTTCACCTTGCATCCCAACAAGGAAGAGTTCCTGAACCTTTTCGTGGGAGCGCTGTATCACCGACTTGGAGAATACTACAATATAGAGGAATGTGATGTGCCGTCTCTTCGCCGGAAGGCTACAAAGATAGACATGGAACGTAATGTGGCGGAAATATCCCATGCTGATTTGAATGTCAGATTTGCAGTATACCTGAACTTCATATTAATCAGGGAGTGGCTGTCCAAGGCGTACCCTAAGTTGTTCCCCAAAGGTGAGGAGCATGAACAGGGAACGAAATTGCACAGACCCACCGATTGGCTGGCCATCTTTGATGCTTTCATCGGCGATGATGTGGCGGATATGCGTAAGTACCAGATCATGCTTGCCACGGACGCATTCCGGATCATGGAAAGAAGAATCAAAAACGCTCAAAAAAGATGATCACAGGAAAATTCATAAGTGACTATATAGAAAACTTGTGTAGAAGACATAAGGAAATAAAGCATGGGGTGACTGGGTGTCATTTCGTCAACCTGAACGACGACAAGCAGCAAACTGCCCAGGCGGAAACTCTTCGGTATCCTGCCGTGATGTTTGAAGCGTCCGGATATACCATCGTGGATAAGGGAGGCTCGTACTGCAAACGCCACCAATGTCGGTTGCAGGTGGTGACCCATGTGATGGATACGGGCGACTATGCCGAAATAGAGACCGCTCTTTCCCTTTGCGACACCATCTTCACCGATTTTCTCTCCCGGATGATTATTGACAAAAGGCAAAGGAACCCGAATTGGCTTTTAGGTCTGACGATGAACAATATCGAAGTCATTCCCATAGAAAACAAGAGTAATGCTCTATATGGTGTGCTGGCTGAACTGTATATACCTGAACCGATATGTATAACTGACAATAATAACCCTTTTAACGATTAATAGCGATGGCGAAATCTTTAGATCAACTGCTCGTGCAGGCTGAACAGATAGAGAGTAATGTATTGCCAAACTCCAATACGGCAGGTTTGGTGGGTGACACGATCAAAGGAGTGGTGGAACATCTGCAAGCACGTGAATACGGCCCTGTGGCCGGTTACGTGCATTGTGAATCCCTGGAGGACTTGCCTACGGAGGATCTTACTCCCACTGAAAAGAAATGCGCCTATATTGTCGACGGCCACTTCTATGTCTTCGTGGGCGAAGGTGGTGACACGCTCGATGGGCGCTACCAGGACTGCGGGGAGTTGCGAGGAGCAACAGGCGGGAAAGGGGATAAGGGTGAGAAAGGCGACCCGGGCGTGTTACTGGACCCCGAGGCCGTGGAACTGTTCGACAGTATCGACGACATCCCATCCGTGCAGGATCCTGACAATTCCATTCCTACCGCACATGTTGTCGATGAACTCCTAGCTCTCCAGACGGAGGGAGATGAGAAAATCCAGACAGCCCTGAACGGCAAGTCGGCCATCGTCGACATTCGCTCATCAAGATGGTTCAACAAAAGCGGATGTTACAGTTCGTCCTCCGCCTCCAACTACAAGACGGTGACCTACGACGTGACCCACCTGCTCGGCTCCTCGGTTACCGTCCACTACACCAAGAAGAACAACACCGCCAATTACCAACTGGTGCGTCACTGGCAGGATATAGGTTCCTCGGCGGCCGCTGACTATACTACGGAGAACCTTCTGCGCATCGGCTCCAACACATCCGGTACCAGCGACAACTACAATGCCCTCAACGTCTCTCTCGCTCCCTCATCCACGGGGTACGCGGCCATGGCGGAACATGTGTCGGGCGGAGGGAGGATTTTCCTCATCGTCACTCTTTACAAGACCCGCGAGCCCGACGACTTCCTCATGCAGGAAGGAATCGTCCAGGCGATCGAGAAAAAACAAGACATACTGGAGATGGATGATACGCCCGAACCCGGCAGTACCAACCCCGTCACCTCGGACGGAGTACACGGCGCGCTACTGCCTCTTCGCACTGAGATCTTCGGCGTGTCGGCTCTCGTGGAAAAGAAGGAGGGAAGATACCTCTTCTACAATGGCTCCACGAAATTAGGCTATTATACCAACAACAGCGACTACGGTACATTCAACTGCCATATCTACGATGTGACCGACATCGTAGGAACCACCGTGATGCTGTATTACTCCAAACGGGTGAATACCAAGACTTACATGCTTGTGGACGACTATACGGCCATCACCACATCCTCTACCAACATCCACTCGCATATCCTGGCCATGGGCACAACGGTCTCAAGCAATGTGGCCGCGGCAAGCGCCAACATCTTTTCCCTCAACGTGCCTCTCAATGCGGCGGCTGTGATGGCCCAAGCGGCGGTAGGGCGCGTGTACCTCATCGTCAATCTCCGGCAAGACTATGAACAGAAGAACGTATTCCTCACGGAAGGTCTCAAAGACAGGATCGGCACACTGGAAGGAACGAGACCTATTTGGCTCGAGGACGAAAAGAAGCGCATCATCGAACTGGTACGCCAGAAAATGGAACATGAGATCGTGGTGTTCGGGTTCAACACCGACCAGCATATACGAATGTCGTCGCGCGAGATATACACCTTGCCCGTATTGCGGGGACTGAACGCCATGCGCGACATGGCCGAGGAGATTCCCTTCTCGCTCATCTGCTTAGGAGGCGACGCGCCGGGTTACGGCACCGACGATCAGTCGCAGGAGGCGGTGACGCAGGAGGTGCTCGAGGTCATACGGGCCACCGACACCGACAGGTGCCCGGTGGTCTATATCGCAGGCAACCACGACGGGTTCCAGAACGCGGGCACGGAAATTAGCGACGGGCGCACGCTGTTCAATGCCGCCACAAAACGCAATGCTGTGCGACGGCAGCTCGACGGGTTCCATCCACGGAGCACCAATGCGTGGTTCGACGATGCAGCCAACAAGGTGCGCTTCATCTTCGTCGACCCGTGGTCGAGATGCACAGGCCCGGGCAGTTCCACGGGTATGCGGCACGCGGCCGCCACGGCCATCCTGACCGAAGCTCTGGCCGACAGCAAGCTTGAGAATTCGGAATGGATGGTGCTCATCTTCTGTCACAACGTGCTGGCCGATGGCGTCGATGGCAACAATTACGCACCAGCTTCAGCAGGCAGCGTCAACCACTGGGCCGACGAGGTCATGCCGCGCGTCAATCAGGGGGTTAGGGTCGTGGCTTGCTTCAACGGACATGCGCACAACGCAGGGCAAGGCGTAAAGGACGGCACGCTGTTCATCAGGAGCCACACGTCCAACAAAAGCGACATATCGCAGTCCTGGGACGGCATCACTTATGAGCATGTGGCGAAGACGGCCACCGAGACCTCGCAGGATGTGTTCGTGCTCGACAAGACCGAGGGCAAGATCTACGCCTATCAGTTCGGGGCGGGCATGGACAGGGTCTTCGTCTACGGAGATGGCAACCCGCGCATCGCCCTCTGCCATCTCTCCGGCATCGTGACCGTCGACGGACAGCCCGCCTCGGGCACACTGACGGCCACACACCACAATACTGCGTATTCTTGTGTACTGGGAGCCGACGGGTCGTATGACTTCCCTCACCTGTGCCCTGAATGCGAATGGGGACTTTCGCTCGACACTTACGGGGGAGACATCGAACCTTACGCGGCAGAAGAGGGCTCATTCACACACAACATCGTACTTTAATCCTTTGATATCTCATGCAACAGAACACGAAAGAATGGATTCAGTACGGCAGCGCTATAGGGATGATCGTCTCGGGCATCATCCTTGCGTTCCTGTCGTTCTTCCTCAATGGCTACGACATCGCCGACGGGGTGTTGTGGTACATCGCCCAGGCTCTCATCTACGCGGGCGGCATCTTCGGGGTGAGCATCTACTTCAAAACCAAACTCGGGGAGTTCGAGAGCAAGGCCAGGGAGGAACTGAAAGAGTACATCGAACAAAAAGAGAGGAAGGAGGCCGCCGATGAAGACGCTGACGCTTGACCGACGATATAGGCCGGCCACGGGGCTGTACTCCATCGGACACCTCTACGATGCCGACGGACATTACATCTGCGACACCATCGAGGATACCGACCGAGGCCTCACACAGGACATGCCGCTCGACGACATCCGGCGCATCAAGGTCAAGTCGAAGACGGCCATACCACGTGGCACCTACCGCGTCACCCTCGATGTGGTCAGCCCTAAGTTCTCTCTAAAACCTTACTACAAGAAGTTCTGCGGAGGCAAGGTGCCCAGGTTGCTCGACGTGCCGGGGTTCGAAGGCATACTCATCCATAAAGGGGTGACAGAGAGATCGTCCGCCGGTTGTATCATCGTTGGTTACAACACCGTCAAGGGTCAGGTCACCTCATCGCAAGCCTGCTTCGAACGGCTTTACCGCCTTCTCGACAGCTACAGGAAACAAGGAGAAAAAATTTATATCAACATCATGTAGTAGTGAGTAGTGAGAGGTGAGAGATATGCCAACAAATCGGGAAAACTTAATACGACCGCCCCGACGTGTCAACAAATCGGGGAAATATCAACTTGAAGGGAAAAAGCCTATGGACGTAAGCAAATTCAAGAACCTCCCCCTGTGGGCGCTGGCCGTGTGGTTGGTGATACTGGCCTGCTGGATGCTGATGGGGTGCAGGACGAAGAGCGTGACGGAGTATGTCGCCGTGCATGACACGCTGCGTACCGTGCGGACGGACACCGTTCGCGACGTGCGCGTGGTCACCAAGACCGACACCCTACGGCAGACGGAGAGCCATTTCCTGACCGTCAACGATCGCGGCGACACCATCCGGGAAATACATTATTATAAAGAGGTCGAGAAAGAGACTGTCGTCGACAGCACCAAACGCTACCAGTCCAAGGTTGACAGTCTCCAGTCCATTGTTGACAAATTGGCAACAAAAGAAGTGGTCAAGGAATCTTCGTTTTGGGAGCGGTGGAAACGCATCATCGACGTGGTCGTTACTGTGGTTGTCGTCGGCCTCTTCGTTTGGTTCCTCCGATGGCTGGATAGGAAAAACAGATGAAAAATGCCCCACCGGGTTGCCGGCGGGGCTGCTCTTGTTGTGATAAGAGTGCATGTCAAATCAATGCCACCTTCAAGAGCATGTTTCCCAAGTCATGAAGAGCTTCCTCCACCATCTTCGCTTCGCTGGCCGTGAAATGGGCCTCTTTGCCATTCACTTTGTGCCCGTTGAGACGTTGCGACAGCCACGATTTGCTCCTGCCGCATTTTGAGGCGATGTAAGTGAGCGATATGGCATTCGGTACGTCGCCCAGCTTGCGCCGCATGGATTCGGCTTTCAGTTCGGTGATGTCCTCCTCCATGGCGGACAACATGCGCCGAAAATCAGACAGCGACGCTTCGTTGTATGCGTCCTGTTCCTCCTTAGACATGGCGTCCTGCACTTCTTTTTGGTAACGCTTCGCCGCTTCCAGTTCCTCAGGGGTATCCGCTTTTTCATACCGGCTGAGCACTTCCCGTAACGTGGGGTTCTCTATTAGTTCTGTTAAGTTTCTCATTGCTGTTGTATTGTTTGAGAGCAGCCCCTTTCGGGGCTCCCCAGGTTATTACTTTGTTTCTTCATCCCCCTCATCTTCCAGTGGCACTCCCAGTCCCAAAAGGGTTTCGTGGGCTGTTTTCCATTTTTCGAGGTATTCGTTCGTCAGTTTCTCCTTCCATTCGTCTGAGAGTGTTGAGTTCTCGATGGCCATCAGTATGCGCTCCATCCGTTTCTTGTACTCTTCAACTTCTTTCCTTGTAGGCATTGTTCTTGTTTTTTGGGTTTGACATGTTCTTTAACTCTTATCACATTGCAAAGATAATAAATAATTGTTTATTGAACAAATAAATTTCTGTTTATTTTTAAGCCTGGCTGAATTTTTAACATTTCATCACTCGTAACTCACAGCACCCCTTTGTAATGGAGCAGCAGTTTGTTGGCGTCCTTGATGTTCTTGGGGGTGTAGATATCGGTGATGAGCACTGAAGAATGACGCGCCTGGTCGCGCACGCTCAGGATGTCGGTACCGCAGCGCAGCATGTTGGTGATGCCCGTATCCTTGAGCGAATAGAACTTGTAACGATCGGAGAACTTCAAATCGCGACGCACGTAATGGAGCCAGAAATCGCGGAAGGCCTTCTCCGACCGCCTTTCCTTGCCTGGCATGAAATCATCACTGAAAAGATAGTAGTTGCCGGGTGAGGAGAACACATCCAGCTCGATCATCAGGTTCATCACGTGGCGGGGCACAGTGATCACCGCGTCGTCGTGGTTCTTGGTGTGGTCGCCATGGAGCAGCAGCGTCTGCTTAGCCACGGAGAAATCGCCGACCTTCAGGTAGCTCATCTCACGAGGCCGGACCAGGCAATAATGGAGGATATAACAGGCGAGCAGGAAATGGCGGTGCCGCCCTAAGAGGTAGTCGCGTATCTGTCGGAGCAACTCGTCGGGTATCACGTCGCGGTTCTTCGCCTTATTCTTCACCTTCACATGTATCATTCCAAGGGTGGGGTCGGCAGGCACGTAACCCCGCTCGGCCAGGTATTTGGCGAACACCTTCACCCATCCCAGGTAGTTGTTGCGCGTCTGGATGGTGTTGTTGCGGTCGATGAAGATGTAGTCGAGGAACTTGCCCACGGCCACCTTGTTGAATTGGTAGCTGTAGAAGATCTTATCCTTCTGCCCTTGGTTCCACTCACGCAGCATTTTCAGGCGGGAGAGGTACGACGCGAGGGTCTCCTCACGCATGTGACCCTCGCCGGTCATCTTCATGAGGTAGTCGCGGTAACGGTCGCACACCTCCTCGAAAGGAGTGTATTCTTCTGGCTGTGCCGCCTCTATCCAGGGATTCCATCCCTGCATCAGTTTCTCGGTCAGCTGGCGGGTCAAGTGTTCGCCGACGACGCGCTGCGCCTTGCGCCCTTTCACATGACCCAACATGATTTTTTTCTTACGCAGCCTCCCTTCCGCAGGGTCGAATGCGGAAAAAGAAACGTAACACTCCTTTTTCTGATGAAAGACGGGCGATTTCCACTCTAATATATAAGATGTGGACGATCGCGCAGAAACAAAATTTTTTTTAGCCAT